TACTGGTGGAAATGGCGGGATTAGAGTTTGGGGAATCGCATAATGAACGCACATCAATTAGACGCCAGTGGCGTCATCCTAAATACTATCGTCGTTGACTCGCTCAACGTATTTCCAAACTTGATCGACGCCGCTGTCGGTGGCTCGGCAGGTGATACATGGAACGGCACGGCCATTGTGGAGAAGCTGCGTGATGTGGAAGCAGAAAAAGTTTCTGTTCGGAATCAGCGTGATCTGCTGCTCGCCGCAACCGACTGGACGCAGTGCGCGGACAGCAGCGCAGCCGTTAAAGCCCAGTGGGCTCCCTATCGGAAGGCTTTGCGGGACGTTCCACAGCAAGCTGGATTCCCATTCTCAGTTGTTTGGCCCACCTAAAACCAACCACCATTTAAGATGCCCCAAGTCAACACAGAACAGATTTTAAGGGAAGCAGTGGCCGGCTATGGGACAACCAACAAGGCTGTCGAGCAAGGCGTTTTAGCGGAACGGTATACGGGGAGGGCACGCCAGCTAGGCACCGTTGAGTCTGCGCTGGGCAAGATTGACGAGCAAGAAATGCTCCGGCTGCATCCTGAGTTGCAGGAGGGATTTGATAATGAGATAGCGGCGGGTGGAGATCCCAACCTCTGGCTTGAAGCCGCCATCAGGAACTCATCTACCATTGACCCCGCATCAGTTCCCCGTTCTGGGGGTATTGTTGACGCGGTGGGGGTTCTTGCCGGAAAAACGGGGGCCATTGAGAGTGCCGCCAATAGGGCTGCGCGGACGGCTGGCGTAGCGGACATAGCGACCCTTTCCCCGCTGCTGTCAGCAGCCTACCGTGCGGGCAATACTGAGCTATTTGGAGCCTTGGGCAAGGCCGGGGGCATGGTGGACAGCGGAGACCCCTATGCGGCCTACCGTGCGTCTGTTCTAGGGCAGCAGGCGGTGGGGCCGGCGGCAACACAGGGCTATGGAGCTAGTTTGGCGGCTTCTCAGGGCTATGGAGCTACAAACGCTGCTTCGCAAGGCTATGGGGCCACAAACGCCACCTCGCAGGGCTATGCATCCAGAGATGCCACCTCTCAGGGTTATACGTCTACGGACGCCACTTCGCAGGGATATACGGCAGAACAGGCTGCAATGCGGGAATATGCCGCAAGCCAAGCGGCAAGTCAGGGGTATACGGCGGCAAACGCCCGTGCGGTTGAAGATGCCAACGCCCAGATGATCGGGCGGGGCTTGCTTGGACAGTCGCTTTACCAGCAGGGTCTTAACGCTGGTCCTAGTGGCGCGGCCCAAACCCTTCAGCAGCGGGCGCAACAGCTTGCCGCTTCTACGGGTCAACTTTCACAAGAGGAGCTTCGTTCTGTCCAGCAGGGAAGCCGTGAAGCCTTTGCCGCCCGTGGCCTTGAGATGTCCAATCCGGCTATTTCTGGGGAGATTGGGGCGCGGATTGCAGCGCAGCGGGCCAGGCAGGCGGAAGACCTACAAATGGCTGCTGGGCTTAATCAGGCTTACACACAAGACCTTACGGCCAATCGCGGCTTTGCTACGGGTCTTTACGGGCAGGATGTTTCCCTTCAGTCGCAGAATCAAAGTGCGGCACTTCAAGTGGCATTGGCCAAACAACAGGCTGGCATTACGCTGTCCCTTGCGGATCAACAAGCCATTAACTCGGCCAGCCAGTTCGGGTCTAATGCGGCAAACGAACAGGCTCGTTTTAATGCCCAATCGCTAAACGCAGCGGGCCAATTTAATGCTGCGGCGTTTAACAATCAGGCCGCTATTAATGCTCAAGCGGTTAACGCCGCTAGTCAATTTGGAGCAAGCGCCGCTAATCAGGCCTCCTCCCAAAACGCTCAATTACGCAGCGCAGCCAGTCAATTCGGAGCAAGCGCGGCCAATCAGGCCTCGCTTTACAACGCCGGGTCCGCGAATACCGCTGCCCAGTTTGGGGCCAGTGCAGCCAATCAAGCGTCCCTTCAAAATTCCCAATTGGGCAGCGCAGCTAGTCAGTTTGGTGCCGGCGCATACAATCAAGCCTCGCTTCAAAATGCTCAATTAGGTAGCGCGGCTAGCCAATTTGGAGCAACGGCTGCAAATCAAGCGTCGCAATACAATGCCGGGTCGATTAATCAGGCAAGTCAATTTGGAGCGAACGCAGCTAATGAGCAAGCGCGTTACAATCAGAGCCTTGCCGCACAACAGCAACAGCAGGGGATTGCCAACCTTGGCTTGCTAGGCCAATCCACGATGGGGCAGACGGAGGCCAATCGCAATTATCAGATGAACGTCGCCGGGGGCTATCAGAGCGCCGCCTACGACCCGTCTAGCCTTGTCCTTGGACAGCGCAGCAATGCGATGCAGAGCGCCAGCGGGGTGTATAACGCTGCTTTGGGGGTTAATCCTGATTTCTCCGGCCAGCTTGGTCTGAATACGGGTGTTGCGCAGGACGTTAACATGACGACGTATAACGCACAAATGGATGCCCAAAAGGCCGCAGCAAACAGAAAAGCTGCTCTTATTGGGTCTGGCATTGATGCTGTTGGTAAAACCGTTGGTGCTGCTGCAACGATAAAAGCCACTTTCCTGTGCGTTCCGCATGGACAGAAAATTGACACTCCTAATGGATCTATCTTGATTCAAGATGTTGAGCCGGGGGATTACGTTATTGGATTTAATGGCAATCCAACAACCGTTCTTCAAGTTCACCGTTACAAGGAAGATCCATCCGCCATTCGATTTGTTAACATCAACCTAGACAATGGAAAAACCATTAGTGTATGCGATAGGCATCGCGTTGATGGCATTCCAGCCGGTCTTCTTGTTGATGGAGGCAGTGTTGGCAATCATAATGTTGTTTCAACTAGCATTTACGGTGGCGTTGAAAAAAGCTATGACATCCTAACGGAGGATGAGGGTTATCAAATGTCTGGGGTTCCAGTTAATTCCATGATTAGCGAAATGGCGATTCATATCGCAAAGGATAATTACATCCATGCCCTATAACCCATCAGTTCAAGACAGAAGCGGAGGGATTCTAGCCCAAGGCATCTCGCAAGGGTTTTCCTCGCTCACCCAAGGCGTAGAAAAGTATTACAAGAAGAAGGAAGAGAATGAATTCTTGAACACCGCCATTCAAGGTAAACTTGGGACTGCTTTGAATGAAATGCAGAAGTTTCAAGCCAATCCTGCGGCATATGGTGGTGTTGCTCCAATCAATCCAGAGATGTTGGAGAAATTCCAGAACATTGGTGGGGCCAGCACCGCCAAGCTCAAGGCATTGAATGCTGACTTTGACGTAATGCTCCAGCGGTCAGCAAATGGAATGAAAGAAGCGGGAGCGGAAAGTCAAAGACTTCAAAATGTTGCACAGACTAATCTGTTGGCAAACAGTCTTGCAATTTCAAAGAACGATAACCTTGGAATGCTTAATGCTGGACGCAAGATTATGGCTGTTAAACCGGGAGAGCTAACCCCAGAAGCGATATTCAGAATTGGATCTGAAGCGGGCCTTTCTCCTGGAGCCATGGCGCAATTTAGTGAAAGTGCTAAAGATTTGTTGCCGAAAGCACCAAGGCCATCAACTAAGGAAGAGGTTCAAGAGACAGATTCTAATGGCAATCCAGTTACTGTCACTTATCGGGTTGATGCTAATGGCGCTAGGACTGAAATTGGAAGACAGCTTGCCGGAAATGCTGGAATGAAAATAGATAATGCAGGAGGACTCGTTGCCATTACCGGGGGAGAACAGGATGTTAAGGCTCAAGAGAAATTAGCAAAGAAAACCGAAGAAACCAATAAAACTATTGAACGGGCAAAAGTGGTAAAAGCAGAGGTAACGCAGGCTTTGCAAACGGTGAATGAGGCAATAAACCTTGTTGAAGGTGGTGTTGGAGGTAGTTTATCTGGAATTGCTCCGGTTAGGGCAACAATGGCCGTATTTGGACAACCCGCCGGAAAAGTTCTTGACTCAAAATATACCACTATTGGCAGTTATTCATTTTTGAATAAACTTGAAGAAATGAAAGACCTTTCAAAAAACGGAGCTAGTGGTCTTGGTTCTTTGAATGCAACGGAGGGAGTGGCCCTTAAATCAAGTATTGCCGTTCTTGACCCATCTCTTCCAAGAGAAGAACAGCTAGGGAATCTTAAAAAGATAAAAGCTAATTTAATGAGATTGGGTGGAGTTCCAGAGGCGAGCATGGCAAGCGGTGTGAGATATGACAAGAATGGTCATGGATATGTGCGTGGACCAAATGGAGAAGCAATTCCAGTAAATCGTTGATTATGGCAACTCCGCTTAAATGGGACGAGCTTTCCAATTCGCCACCTGTGCCAAAATGGGACGATCTTTCAGATAGCCCGCCGGCAGATACCCTTGGGGAACAGCAGCTCCCGCAGGAGCAATACGCTAATGCCCAGCAAGCCCAGCAACGGGCACAGCAAGCTAATTTTGTCCCAGAGATGGTTGCTGGTAGCCAACGCCAGATGGATGAACAACGTGCGCGAAATTTGCAAGGAAGCATGGGCCTCTCTGAGCCAATGGCCCCCAGCCCCGTTCCCTATGCCGACGAAAGACAGAATGATGGATTCACCCCATC